GCTCCCGATTCCGGGTGCGACTTATTCGCTCCCTAGTTATAGGGTGAACTAAATGTCTGACAATTACAAGCCTTACGCCTAACTAACGGCGTGTCGAATTGCTTATGAGCAAACTGTAAATCTCATCGACCCGGGCTTCTAACCGGGAAACCTGATCCTTTACGCTTGACCCACTATTCGGGCGCAGCTCGCTTAGGTAATATTTAACTAGGTATCGAATACCGGTCATAAATGCCACTAGGAGCGTGACTATTGCCACGCCCATAGCAGCCCAGTCGCTTGCGTTCACTTAGCCTTAGCCCCGAACGAAGCGTCTTTAGGATTCGAGTAACGCATTAAGACAGGCACGATCCCAGCAAATAAGCCCCACGCCAATTTTTTGGGATCTGTTTCGCCAGTCATGTAAACCGCCAGCATACCCGCAATCGCTGAACGACCATAACTAGCTGCTACCGCTTTTAGCTCTTTCATTACTTTTCTCCTAACCCTAAAGCCTTGATTAGCTCTAGGACTTTTTTTGGACTTGCGTTGATTTCGAAATGCTGCTCATCGGCTCGTTTCATGTAATCGCCGCCCCAAAATAAACCGTACTTCTTAGCGAGCGCCCGGATCATCGGGACTTTCTCAGCTGGAAATGTGCCGCGCTTTCCGAGTGGGTGTTTAGTCGCGTTTAGATCGATCGCTGTACCCGACGCATGATTGCTCAGCTTGTCGGTGCTACCACGAACCATGCGAAATGCGTAACCCCAGTCGTCCAGTTGTCCGCCATCGAGCGGCTCGATTAGCTCGTTAAACTCCGTACAGAATCCTACGATTAAAGGTGCTACAGCTTCCGCGCAGCGAATCTTTAATTGAGTGCCCGGTATCGCGTAGGACTTAATTCCGATTTCGGCTTGATCCTTCGAAGCCGTCCAGCCGTTATAACTCGTTAGTGTCATTTGCGGCTTGCTGTTCGTCGATCAAGTGTTGCGCGTATTCGTCGTCGTTCATTTCACGCACGATTAGTTCTTGAGTCTTGACATTTAATTCGTGAACGATTGGTCTTGTCATTAGTTTTGTCCTAACAGGTAAAGTGGTAGCCCTGATATTGTTATCGCTCCATCAAGTAAAATAGTTATAGATGTAATTGCTCCAGTCGGCCCAAAATATCCTCGGTAAGCGTCCGCTGTTGATACGTTAGTGCTTGTTACAGCACCAAATCGACCAGTTACGGTTTTTGGTAATGTTGTCAAATTAGCAAATTCAAAAATTAAATCGTAAGTAGCAGCTTGATCCGCAGTTGCTTGGACTCCAGTTGTTAAAAACGTATTAGAAGTCGCACCAGCGCTAATAGTTCCACCAGTCATATTTGTTCTAGTGTTAATGTAATCGCCAGCAGTTGTATTTCCATTTATCCGAACGTTAAGATTTGATGGACTGCCAGCAAATGATTTTGGAGCAAATAATCTAAGTCTTTTATAGCCGCTAATGCTCGAAAATGTAAAGGTATTCCAGCCAGTTCCAGAATTGCCAATCAAAGTCCAGTCGCTTGGATTTGGTGCGTTAGTAGCAACTGAGTTATTGATTTGGGCAAGCGTTGGAACTGCTGCTGCTACAGCTGTAGCAATATCTGTATTTTGTGGCCCGACTCCGGGAATATTGTTAATAGCCATTAGGAAATCTCCACTCCGCTGATGTTGTAAGTAATTGTTGTAGCGGAAGCCAATCCCGCAATAACTTTAGTAGTAGCGAGAACTTGCTTGAGATCGATCGTGGTAATGCTATTACCGGCAACAGGAACTGCTGTCGCCATTGATACGCCGTCGAGTGATAACGTAAAGCTGCCAGCCGAACCAGTCGTGTTCGCAATAATAATGTTAGACACGACAGTCGTCGTTGCTGCTGGAACTGTGTAGAGTGTTGCCGATGATGTTGCGAAAGCTCCTCGAGCCAGCGCCTTAGTTGTTGTAGCCATTAGTTACCACCTTTTTTAGAGTGCGCCCATTAGGAGCATGATTATTTTGTCATTTACCGAACCGATACCGCCTGTGCTAGAAACGTTAAAATCTGAAGCAGTAATGGTCGCAGCTGAATCAATAGATAACGTGACTGAACCACTTGTGCCGCCGCCAGTTAATCCTGTACCAGCGTTAACCGCAGTAATATCGCCCGGGTTTGCTGAAGTCCAAACGAAATCCATATCGGCATTGGTTGCCTTTGACAGGATTTGACCAGTCGTACCGCCTTTTAGATCAGCCATCGAGGTATCGACAGCCTGACCAAATACCTCAAAATCAGCTGGTAAATCCGTAACCAAATCGACGGCAGTCGGCATTTGCCAGCCAAAATTGCTCGTTGGGTTTGTCATGTTTTCTCCTTATGCCACGACTAGCGCGGTTTCCCACGTTAGTGCCCCGGTTATAGTATTCCACGATTCCGCGATGGAAACGTCTTGCCACTTCATAGCTTGTAGCGAATAACTTAGTGGCGAAAGATTAAGCGAGATAGCAACTTCATTATAAGCAGCCTTAAACGACCAGCCTTCGACAAATCCTAAAAACGTCCCTGAAACCATGTTTAAAGGTAAATCGCTAATTCGGAGCGGTAACCCCATAAATACGTTTATCAGCGAATCTCGATCGGCGTCGTCTAACTCGGGATTTGTAAGCTGGTAAGTAATCGATGTGAAGTTTGCTTGCGGCGTAGCTCTTAGCGTTAAATAAAAATCGGCTTGATCTTGAGCATCTGTTGCTTTATCGAGTGTTGTGTTAATAAGTTGGGCTAAACGACCATATTGCTCAATCGAGCCAATATCCTCAGCGCTTACTTCACTAGACCCGTTAGCCTTGTATTTTAAGGTTATGTCATTACGAACGTCGCCAGCTCGAGTTTCGATCTTAAGCCCGTTAAATAAGGCGTGATTTGCCGTTACGTCTGTATAGCCATTAGTGGATAAATAACTTGATCTATGAGTCGAATCGGCATAGCTGATAAGTCCGCTGCCATCCTCGTAAATATAACCCAAACCGCTAGTTGCGAGCGCTGAAACTAATGAATAAACATCTGTGCGATCGGCTGATCTAGCTGATAGCTCATAATTGCCCGGACGATCAATTTGCCCCACGCCTATATTTTCCGCTGTTGCCCATGTTGTCGTCGGATCGTAGTTTTGCCATTGTTGAGCTGCTGGGACAGTATTCCAGCTGCCTAACAATAAATCTTTTAAGATTTCCCAAATCTGATCACCGTCAAAATCCTTAACAAGAACGCCATCTGTAAGCGCTTTAGGTAAACGGCTAAGCGCTCCGAGTGCTGTCACCTTTAGCACTTGGTTTATTCCGACCGAGCCAGCTGTGACAATTTCCACGCCGAAATCAACGACTGTGCCCCCAAATATTGGGACGAAAGTATTTGTCGAATCCTTTAGCTCGATTGATACTGAATCGTTTATGTTTATGTTAACGATGGCTTGGGTAAGATTTAGCAGCTCTAAATTACAGTAGCCCGCTTGCGCTTGCTGATAGATGTTATTTCGACCGCTTGTGATAGTTAGATTCGATAGCGTGTAAGTCGTGTATTCGACGCCCTGAATCTTTACACGCCAAACTGGGTTAAATACTGTCATTAGAACGCCAGCGCATTAGCGCCATTTGTGCCGCGATAGAAACTATTATTTAAAACGTCAACGATTCGGCGGGCTGTGCCTTCCTGATCGATTGCTCCTGACACGTTGATATAGATATTTCCGCCACCGTTGCCTAGCTTGTTATTTGGAATAACCCGTCCGTTACCAGATGGCACGAATAATTCTGGACCTCGTTCGCCTACGATGTAAGGACTATTAGCGTTAGCTAAACCGCCAGTTGCGAGCATTGGGATTTCTTGTAAATCCTTCGATCCGGGCTTTAAATTGTTTACGATGTTATAGCCCTTGATAAGTAAGTTAACGACCTTGATCGCAGCGTTAATGCCGGAAACGACGCCCTGAATAGCTTTGCTAACGCCATTAATAATTAGCGCAATTCCTGACCATGCGACCTTAAAGGTTGTACCGAGAAACGTTGCGAACGGCTTAGCGATAAGTAGGAACGCAGTAATGCCCACTCCGAGCAGCTTAAAGAATCCTGTGTTTTCTGTAATGAGATCGCCGATTGCTTTAAAGACTTTCTGAACGCCCTCAATTACGGGAGTCAACCCAGCTTTAAAAATAGGCACAATATACTTGTTGACATAATCGTAAAGCGCTGTTAAGCCCGGGAGAAACGTATCCTTAAAAAATGTACCTAGTGACTCAAATACTGGCTTTAAATCTGTTCCAATGCTTGTAGCGAGTGAGCTTATAGTTGGGATTACCTTATCGACGAATAGCGTAACCATTGGAGTGATTGCGTCTAGCACGAACGCTCCGACTGATTCTTTACCCTCGTCAAATGCTATTTTTAAACGATCAATCTTTCCCGCGAAAGTATCAGCGGCGGCGTTAGCCGATCCTTCGTAAGTCGCAGTAACGGCGGCGATTGCTTCATCGAAGCTCATAGTCTTAAGTTCGGCAGCTGTTAAACCAATGTCTAATTTGGCTAGTGCGGCGGTGTTACCGTCAAATGCTTTAGCAATGAGATTTGATGTGGTTTCGAGTGACTTTCCCGAACCGACGGAAGCGTCGAGAGCGACCCCTTGTAGCTTCATCGCAGCTTCTACATCGCCCGTACTTTTAACTAAACGCGCAAACGATGGACGTAATTCGTCGTCCGTCACGCCGACCGCGAGCGCTGTCTGTGTAATGTATGACTCGACCGAAGCAATAGTTGCGTCTGTGGCGGTCGTAACGTTTCCGATTGCTGTTGCGAGTTTGACTTGTGCGGCTTCGTCCTCGACCGCAGCTTTAACGCCATCGACTAGCAACGCGCCAGCATAGGCAAGCGCCGCCGCGCCAGCTACGGCAAACGCAGCTCCAGCAGCAGCACCGAAACTGCTTAACTTACCGCCGAAAGTGTCTGTATCTGTGCCCGCGTCTGATAAGCCTTTTTTTAGATTATCGACGTCAGCTAATATCGAGAGCTTAAGCGTTCTTGATCCGTCAGCCATTAGTCGAACCTCTTAACTATTGATGTGAACGCCTTTTCCCACTCAGCAATTAAATAACTTTGCTCAGCTCGAAGCGTTGGATAAATGAAATAGCCAGTCGATCCTCGCCCGGTTGATCCTGACCAAATAGGAAATTGCTTATATTTATTTGATCCGAACTCTGAGCCGCCCCATAAATCGCGAGTCGTTGCGCCACCGCTAAACTTTTGTCCGGCAAATCCGAAAGAAATCTCGCCGATCTTAGATGACTTACTTACCTTAGAACCCTCAGCGATTCGATTAGCTACGGACGCCGAATTAAGCGATCCAGCTGCGGACGTAATTTTGCCCTGTAAATAAGTGGCAAGCGCACTCGATTGCTCTTTAGCTTGGCTGATGGCTTCATCGTCCATCGCCTTAAACGCTCCAGTAATGGCTCGAAGTTCGGCTTTGTCGTACTGGACGACTTCCTTACTTTCCGCCATTTCGCTTCTCCATAATCTCGAGTGCTGTCAATATGTCCGCCGCGTCAACCCACTCACTCATCGGTATTCCTGTCGCGATGGACAGCTCAACGATTAAGTAGCTTAGGCTTCCTCGGCTGTGGCTTTTGGGCTTTCAGTATCTCCGACCGTAATATCGACCACCGTATCGCACCAAATCTCATAAGGCTTTACTGGCTTACCAGCTGCCTCACGCTTTAATGCGTTCCACGCTAGAAACATTAAGTCGGAAATCCCGATTTTTTCCTGAGCTTGCTGAATTGTAAATCCTGTTTTTTGCTCCCATTTGGCGAACTCTGGTGGTTGCGCTGTGGTGGTTGCTGTCTTGCCGTCGTTCGTTTCGATATGTATTTGTAGTTTCATGCTCCCGATTTCTTTTCTTTAGAGTGTTGGTGTGGTTACGCAAGTGAAGCTGAGCGATACAGTCTGAGCGTCTGGTGCTGTTCCGCCAGCGCTTGGGAAAATTGGCTGTACGTCAAAGTTAAAGACTGATCCGCTCGCAGCTGTGAACACGACTGAAAGTGGTGTGTTTGGAGCTGTGTCGGCTGCGTTCCAAAGTTGGTTACATAATGATCCGCCAGCTGTCCAATCGGCAAGCATTTCGACGTCGAAAGTTCCCTGTGTATCGGTTGTGTAATAAGCCTTACCGTCTAGCGTTTGGTAAGTGTTAATTGTTGACTCGATTGTAAGAGTCGCGGCTGTTGCTTGTGCGTCATAATTGTCACCATCAATGGTGAAAGTTATATCGCGCCCGGTTACGATTGTTGTTGGCATTTGTTCTCCTAGTTTTCTTGCTTGTAGTAAGTGGAAACGTCAATATCCGAAATAAGTAAATTACTCGAACCTAACGCAACGATCGACGGACGCGATACGTCGCCGACGATGTATCCCGACGGAATAGCCGCGAGAATCTGTATAACTAGCTTCTCGAGATTATCGAGAGCGCCCGCGTTATT